ACTTCAGCTACTGTCATATAAACAGTAGTATCACTATCACTCGCATCACTTGCCTTAGTCCCAACTTTGACATTTTCAAAGTTGCTGCTGAAATCAACTGGCAAAATTTTTCTGTTGGGATAATTGCCAACATACTGACTGTCAACTACATAATTATCAATTGTATAGAGAGATGAAGTATCTCCACTTGCCGAATTTAAAGTTGCATAAGGATAAATTGATGTGTAAGTATTCTCAATATTTTCTTCTTGTTGGAAACTTGTGATATTGCGACCATACGCTAGCAAGGTATTCGCATAGCTTCCACGCTGCTTTTTTAAACTAATATGGAGATTGTCAAAAAGATATTCACCGCCCCACACATCTAGAATCGAGCCATCAACACCACCTAGAGCCTGGCGAGCAGTCTGAACCTTATCAATTGTCCAAGCTGTCGAATTGCTAGTTGTGATATCAGAATCAGCAGTTATTTCATTGCTATCGATAATGGCTTTTTGCCATTGCTGCATTGCATCGTTAGCCGATCCGCTAACAGCTACGCTAGGTTTTAATGCTAAGTCGTTAGTGATATAGGAGATATGTTCCGCATATACATCAATGTAAATTTTGCCATCTTCACTCATTTGCGGAGCAGTTTTCTTGATAACAAAACGCTGATCTTTTAAAACATGACCAGCGTCTACTTTAATTATTCGATTATTTTCAAGTAAACCAGATCTGGCACCATCAGCAGGATAAGTCATTTCAAAAATGAATTCTCCATTTCGCTCCTCCGTCACCACAGCTGTTAGTGCATCTGGCAATGTTCCCAAGCCCTTATTAAAGAAATTGGTAGTATTGGCTTCATATAAAACCAGTACGCTCACGTTCTCACCTTCCATCTCGGAGTTATTTCAAAATCACTAACTGTCCCCGACCAGCTAATTTTTGTATTTCCAACCGGTAAGTTAGGGAAATTGCTATATAACTTATCAAATTGAGTTCTTGTTCCATCTAAGCTAGTACACAATTGCGAATCGCAATCCAAAATAATACCTGTATCAACGCCTTTTAAAGAAACCATCTGGCTGCCTAGAGTTACCGTTATATCACCACTGCCGGTTATTTTTAACAGTGGTAAAGCAGGAATACTACCTGAGTTAGTCAAGGTAGTCCCGCTCGAAATAGTTTGACTGTTCAGGCCACCGTTAAGATACTTGTAAGGCATCATTTCAAAACTTAAATCAGCACTTAATTCGTCAGTCGCTTTTTTAACTTCAAAATTCCCAAGATATGCCACTCGATACGTATATCCAGAATCGCTCGATAACTTAAAGTCATGAAATTCTGTGTCACTTAGCAGCCATCTACGAACTTGTTCTATTTTCGACATTGTATCTTTATATCCGCCTAAAAAAATAACAGGTACAGCCTGGCTAAAAGACTTATATCTGTTGTTAGGCAAAATTAGATCACCATCGCGTCCTGGAACTTCGATTGTTGAATAATCAGGCTGTGAACTTGAGATGTTTATTTCAGCATTGATATACATATTAAATTCTTTTGAGTTATGACCGTTAAAATCGAATGTGCTTATCATGCTAAACTACCTCTTTTCTGATCAACATTGAGCGAATTTATTTGCTGAGATATTGATCGTATCAAACTCCGATTATTTTGAGTTGAACTAGGACTAGTAGCTGCATTCAGTAAACGACTAAGCAAAGCTATTTGCGATTTTTGCAATGTCATTTGTTGCTGAAGAACCTCAACCACATCGGCATTATTACTATTAACAGTAACATTTGTGTCAGCCATTTTGCTAATAGTCGGCCGTGCTTCAAGCAAAGTGTTAACAGCTCCGTTATGTCCCAATGTTCCATTAGCATAATGTGGAATGTCTTGTTTGAAAGCTTGAATTGATGGCCATACTCTCGTACCTCTTTCCAAATAATATGGAGTAGGCACATTTGGAGAAATTCCAAGGCTTCCGCTTGGAGTTAAATATGGCTCATTTCTGCCGCCATCGCCCAAAACAGCCATTCCTTCAGGGGCATCTTCAGTACCAGTTGCGAATAAGTTTCCAAAAAATGAACTAACTTTATTAACAACCTCATGTACCGTTCTTTTAACTGTCGTCAGAGTAACTGTATGATCCCCTAGCCAGCTGAATTGTAAAACAGCACTCCTAGCAGACGAAGCAGGACCTGAAGCATTATCTCTAGCTTGTAAGCTTTTTGACCCTCCAGGTGAAGTGTCTCTAAACCTTGTGACCGAGTTACGGCCACTTGATGATGCACTATCCACGCTTGAAGAATTACCTTGAAATCTTTTACCTAACGGAGCAGTGCTGTTGAACGAGTTAATTGAGTTTTTACCTTTACTTGACGCATTATCAACATTAGACGAGTCACCGGTTAGTACTTTATGCTTTGGGTTCTTACTATTATATGAGTCAACATTAATCCCAGCATTTTTCAATGTAGCTGAAGCTGTCTTATCAGTAGCTAAAAGCTCTTTGACTTTAGTTGGCAAGTCATTCCAAAGATTGTATTTCACAATCGCATTTGCCAATTGTGGTAAACCTTTAGCATTAATCACGGCTTCTTTTGCTGCGAAGCTCATAGTATTCCACTTTCCATTCGCAGACAACGCCTTGTAAATTTCTATCCCAGCGTTCGTTTGAATCCAGGCTTTTTGTTGTTTAAAACTGAGTGAGTCCCATTTACCAGTTTGGATTAAGGCGTCCGCAACCATAGTTTTCGCATTACTGCTCATTTTGCCTTTTCTTTCAAGCAGTTGAATCTGATTCCATTGATTTTTACTTTGAACAGCTTTATTAACTTCATCTTGAGCATTAGTTTTAACTTTACCTGTTTTAGGATCAAAGACTAAGCTATTCCATGTCTGTGCAGCAGTTTTTACTTTGCCACTCATGTTTGAAACACCAGCCACAACTAGTGAGGTACTATTAGCCATATTGGTATTTTGCTGTTTAACAATAGCGGCAGCTTGTTTATATGTGTATCCCACATTCAACAAATCTTGTTCAATCTGTGATTTTGAAGCACCGTTTGCTTTATCAAGTTTTAAGATTGCCGCTGCCATACCATCAGTTGTAGACTTATGAACCGTTTGCAAGTCTTTTAAAGCTTGAGCATATTGCTTAGAAGAAATTTCTCCTTTGCTATACATTGAATCAATTTTAGACTTCTGATCATTGTATAATTTATTTTCTTTTTGCATTGAAGAAGTTAGTTCATTAATAGTAGTATTTCGCTGATTGTGCGTCATATTACTGATATCGCCATTCAAGGCAGCTAGAATGTTCTTCTTTTTACTTCCACTAAGTTTTAATAATTTAATTTCGTCTTCATTCATCTGCTGCTGATAATTTAGTAGCGCAGCTCTTTCTGTATCCGATAAATCGGACATTTTACCATTGTGAGCCTTTAAAATGGTTTCAGCATTGGTGTAATTTTCTTTTGCATCTGATAGGACTTTTACATTATATTTTTCACGCTGTTTTACATCTTTTTTTAAGTCCGTCTGAACAGAGTCTGGCAATCCTTGCATGTCTTTTTTCATTTGAGAGATAGTGTTCTGAGAATCCTTTTGCATATCTGAATACATATCACCAAAATCTTTAGAAACACTCTTGGTACTAGTTTGGCTAGCCTTTTCAAAATCAGTTAGTGAACTTCCAGCTTTGCTGCTAAATCCTTGAAATTTAGTTAGTGCAGAGTCAGCCTGTTGCCCAACATCTGAACCCCACTTGTTAGTTCTCTGTTGTGATTCATAAGCTTTTTTACCCCAAATTTCCCATACTGCTGCTCCGGCCACAACTGTTGCTGTGACACCTAAAACAACAGGATTTAACAGACTGATTCCAGCTGCGGCTTCTCCTCCAGCGGCACCAAGCTCAGTAACTGCTCCTCCAGCAGTTCCAGCAGCGCCAGTAAAACTTGCAGCTTCGAACGCAGATTTAGAAAGAACAGACTTAAATATTTGCATTGCATTGCCGCCTAACGTTGCAGCTGACCTCATTCTATTAATTGCACCAATTGTTCCGAAAAGAACACTTCCTACGCCTCTCGCTGCACCCGCAAGTCTACCCAATATTCCAATCACAGGACCGGCTGCTACAGCAAGCAATCCCCATTTAATAATTGATTGCTGCGTAGAACTATCCATTTTAGTGAATGCTTTAATAACTCCTGTAGTTTGTTTTATCAGCGGTGTAAACGTAGGCAATAATTTCTGACCAACTTCTATGCTAAGAGCATTAATGCTACTTTTAAATTGCTGCATTGTAAATTCTGAAGTATGTTGCATTGTTTTATTATATTTATCAACTGTACCATTAGAGTTTGAAATTTCTTTTGATAAGTTGCGATACCTTCCAAGATTAGCATCCATGAGAGTAGCTCCAACCTTCATGTTTTGCTGACCCATAACATCATATAAGAATTTTTGTTTTTCAGCATCATTCATTTTTCTATAGGCTTTCTGCATGCTGCCCATAATATCTAAAATGTTCCTCATTTTATGGTGTGAATCATAAATTGCTATATTGTATTTTTTTAGATCTCCAGCCGCTTGACCTGTACCAGTTGCTATTCTAGTCATCATACTAGATAATCCCGTACCAACTGAACTAGCATCTATTCCAGCAGACACTAACCTCCCTGATATAGCAAGAAAGTCAGCTGTGCTGACATGCATCCCGTGCATTGCAGCACCTGCATTACTAGAAATAGTTTGAAGATCCTCCAATGACATTGCAGATTTATGTGTAGCTTCAGTCATTTGATTCATAATTGAGTTACCATTTTTTATGACCCTGTTATTTGATCCTAGATTCAATCCAAATTGCTCAAGTAAAGAAGATGTTAGTTTAATTGAAATCCCTGATTTATCACTATTAGCCGTCATTGTCTTCAAAAGTTCCGGCATCATCCCCATGGCCTGCTTAACATTATAGCCATTCGAAACTAATTCAAACATTCCTTCATTAATTTCTTTTGTAGAAACACCATATTTTTGAGCCCATTCTAATGTATCATTTGACAGAGATTTCATTATCGAATTAACTTGGCTTGCTGAATATCCTTGCGCTTGCACTTCTTTCTTCACATCAGCCAATTGATATTCATAATCGGAAGCAGATTTAATTGCATACCCGAATCCAGCTATAATCGGCGCTGTAACATGTGTAGTCATAGTATCGCCAATTGGTGTTAACGTACTGCTTACTCTACCCGCGGCATCTCTGAAAGCGCCAACTTTTTGCTGAGCTGAATACCATCCCGAGCTTTGTAAAGTTATTGATTTATTCAAAGTTCCCATCCGATTGCGCAAAGCTTCCATGTTGGCAGATGTTTTGTTTACTTGATTAGCAGCATTTGCTTGACGAGCCGTTAATTTTTCTTGTTCAGCAGCGGTTGATGCAGTTTGATTGCGTAATCCTTCGTAAGCCGACTTTTGCCGTTCTAATTGAGCCTCATAGTTCCTCATCTGTGAACCCATTGTAGAATATGCAGCTTTCATACTATTCAAGCTACTTCCTGATCCTTTAATAGCTTGCTCTTGAGCTTTTAAAGCAGATGTCGTCGATTTGATTTGTGCTTTTAAAGCTGTTGCAGAAGATTTAAAAGGATCAATATTAAGACTGACTGTAGCCGCTAAATGTCCTAAACTACTTGCCATTTATATCCTCCTTTCTAATCAAAATAACCAAGGAAATGCTTGGTCGATTGTTTTTTCTTTTTCCTGATAAATACAGATTAAATGGTCTAAATCATCACTGGTAAGCTCATCGACTTCTTGCAATTTGTAGCCCTCTTGCATCCGAGCTTTATAAAATTCATTAATTGCATCTATTGCTTTGTCGATGTCTTGGGCTGTGATTTTTTTGGGCTGTCTTCATTTCCTCCGCCCAAAGAATCAGCAATGGCTGAATTCAAAATGTCCATGTTGTTTTTGTCACACCCTGCAATAAACTGATCGGCCTTAAATTGATTTTTCCAAAAAGAAACCGCAAAATTTGCTAAGTTCTTTTCGTTTTTATTAAAATCATCTTCAGTTGGTCCATCGTCTTTTGAATACATTTTTAATTGTTGCTGCTGAACTATCAGAGCTTTTGTCATTTCTCGTAACATCGGTGGTTCATTTCGAACAAATTTCTTCTTTTCTCCACCAACATCTAATTCTATTTCGTAAGCCATAATTTCCTCCTGATATTAGCCGCCAACACATTGTGTGTTTATTGTGTATTTCATGGGCGACTCTATTAATTTAAAGCGAACTAGACTCTAGAACTCGCCTTACGAGCCAGTATTTCCACCATTTGTAGCACTAATCAATAAATCACCAGCTTCTGATGGGAATACCCATTTTCTAAATTGTGTCAAATCAAAACCAGAATTATCTTCTCGACCAATCAAAACAACATTTTCTTGATCACCTCGTGGCATGAATTCTCCTTCGATTGAATCGGCATTTGGATCTGGAGTTCCATCGACAGTCTTAGTATCTACGCTTGGTAAAGAAAACATCCCTTTAAGTAAGGCTACCCAGCAGTTTTTACCGTTTGACAATTTTGTCTTAAATAAAGTAGCAACATTAGCTGCTATCATATCCTTAGGATAAACTTCAACGCCTTTCACCACCTTGATCCCGAATAAATCTTGTTTCATCTGAGAATCAACGTCATATAACTCAATCGTTTCTTTTGCTTCAGTGATTCCACCTGATAAAACTGCATAAGGACCATCATCAGCAGCAATCTTTTTTAAATCATTAGTTAAATCGACTTTCACGCTTGAAAGTCCTGGAACTTTTCGTGATGAAGCAACTAAACTGGTACTATCATCAACAACACCATATTCAAAATTGCTAGCACCAAATTTTACTAATCCCATTTTGTTTCCTCCTTGATTTTGTGCATAAAAAATA